ATAAGGAAAGAATAAAAAAAAAAAGTAAACAATACTTTTTAGATAATAAACCAAAAAGATATGCCTATATATCTAATAAAAGAAAAACAGATTTGGCGTTTGCTTTAACCGATACTCTCAGAGCCAGACTTAGACAAGCCTTGAATGGAACGAATAAATCCAAATCTACTTTAAAATTACTAGGTTGCACCGTTGAATATTTAATTAAACATTTAGAAAAACAGTTTAAACCAGGCATGACTTGGGAAAATAGACATCTATTCCACATAGATCATATTAGACCTTGCTCCAGCTTCGACCTAACCAATCCAAAACAACAATCTGAATGTTTTAATTACACTAATTTACAACCATTATGGGCAATAGATAATATAGTTAAAGGTGCTAAGTGGTAATATCTAGATCTCAAATGAGTAAACAACTTGAACCAGGACTTGGTAATAAGGACTTAAAAAGGTTTAAAGAAGTGATAAAAAAGACGCATGGCACGATCTACAAAGAAAAGACCAAATCCAGTAGCAAAAATAGTAAGATCTAGAACTTATCGGTCTCAAGTGGTACAATCCAAGAAGTTGTACAATCGCAAGGAAGAGAAAATATAAACGCTCTCAAGGTGGCCACTATAAAAGGAGAAACAAATGATTAAGTTTATAAAAAAGATCACATGCAATATACTAGGTATTGTACCGTGTTCTTGTTCTAATAATTGCAAATGTAAGCAAAAAGGTATTTAATGACTACTTCTGGAACTACTTCATTCAATCTAAGCATAGATGAAATCATCGATGAAGCATACAATAGAAATGGTATAAGACCTAATTCTGGTAACGACATGAAACGTGCTAGAAGAAATCTTAATATATTATTTTCTGAATGGGGTAATAGAGGAGTGCATATGTGGAAAGTAGCACTTAACGAAGCTCTTTTAGTTTCTGGTCAAGCTAGCTATGTTGTACCTGGGAACGTAAGTGATGTTTTGGAGGCCTATGTATCCACGACTGGAGGAGGAGCAGATAACGTTGATACTCAAGATGTATCTATTACTAAAATAGATAGATCTTCGTATGCCGCTTTACCTAATAAATTAAATACAGGACAACCTTCTATGTACTACGTAGACAGATTAACTTCACCCGTTATTTATTTATACCAAGCACCCAATGCCATTACTTATACTTATTTAAAATATTATTCTATCGATAGAATTCAAGATGTTGGTGGATACACTAATACAGCTAATGTAGTATATAGGTTTATTCCAGCAATGATTTCTGGATTAGCTTATTATCTATCTTTTAATTATGACCCTAATAAAATTCAAATCTTAAAACAAGTCTATGAAGATGAGTTATTAAGAGCTTTGGATCAAGACGGTGGAAGAACTTCGTTATATATTACACCTCAAAGTAATTTTGGAGATGGTGTATAATGGCTGGCTGGGCTACAGGTAGGTTTTCAAAATCTATTTCAGACAGATCTGGAATGGAGTTTCCTTATGACGAAATGGTTAAGGAATGGAATGGTTCCTTAGTTCATACCTCAGAGTATGAATCCAAGCAACCACAAATAAGAAGGAAAGTAATACAAGCGGATAAAATTGCATTGCAGAATACTAGAACTCAAGATTTTACTTTTCAATCAGGAGGAAGTATGTGGACTACTATTGATTTAACTCTTCCTGGAGAGTTTGCGTACATGTCTAATGGAATGTTTCCTGATGATGGATCCGCTCAAAACAGAAATAGGCAAGCAAATCTTATTGCTGGTCAAGTAACTATAGAGATATCATAATGGCTATAACTTATTCAGATTTTTTAACTCAAGTAAGAAACTACACGGAAGTAGATTCTAATGTCTTCACTGATACTATTATTGGACAATTTATAAGAAATATAGAATTAAATGTGGCAGGTGCGGTTGATTATGATGACACTAGAAAATATGCAACTTCATCCTTTACAGCGAATAAAAGATATTTAATTACCCCTGCAGATTTTTTAATTAATAGGTCTCTTCAAGTGTTTAATTCAACCGATCAAACAGGAGAAAGATTTTTTTTGGAGAAAAGAGATACTAGTTTTATATCAGAATATAATGATAGTGGTTCAACAGGACTTCCTAAATACTATGCTAACTGGGATGAAAATACTATTGTAGTTGCTCCCACTCCAGACCAATCTTATGTAGTTCAATTAAACTACATTATAACTCCTCCTAGTTTTACATCTTCCAATACTACTTATTTATCCGAATACCAACAGGGAATGCTTTTAGACGGTGTTTTAACCGAAGCTTTTGCTTTTTTAAAAGGACCCATGGATATGTACAACCTTTATAAAAGTAAGTATAATGAACAGATGCAAAATTTTGCCCTACAACAAATGGGCAGACGAAGAAAAGATGAATATACCGATGGAGTGCCACGAGTTAAAGTGCCCTCTCCATCACCATAAAAAATTAAACAAGGAGAAAAAATATGGCTATTACGGCAAACGCAATCACAAATTCTTTTAAAGAAGATTTGTTACAAGGAACACAAGTTTTCGCAGCAGGTGCGGGAAATACTTTTAAACTAGCACTATATACATCAGCTGCAACTATTGGAGCAGACACTACTTCCTATGCAGTGGGTACTGCTGGACAAGTACCAGACACAGGACAATACGCAGCAGGTGGCGGAGCATTAGTTACTGCTTTGGTATCATTAAACGGAACAACAGCTTTCGTTGACTTTACTGATTTATCATTTACTGGAGTTACTCTAACAGCTGCAGGAGCTTTAATTTATAACGATACGCAGGCGGGTGATCCATCTGTTTGTGTTTTAGATTTTGGCGGAGATAAAACTGCAACAGCTGGGACTTTTACAATTCAGTTCCCCACTGCAAATGATACGCAAGCAATTATCAGAATATCATAAAGGAGAAGCTTAATGGCACTTGTCATTAACGATAGAGTTAAAGAGACAAGCACCACTACTGGAACGGGAACGTTCGACTTAGCAGGTGCTTCTCAAGACTTTATCTCATTCGTATCGGGTGTAGGTAATACTAATACTACGTATTATTGTATTGCAAACACTGGAACAGATGAATTTGAAGTTGGTGTTGGTACAGTAACCGATGCTGCAACCGATACTCTATCTAGAAACACAGTCATAAGTAATAACTTAGGCACCACAGATAAAATTAATTTTGCTATAGGTGCGAAAGAAGTATTTTGTACCATCCCTGCAAAGAAAGCAATGTCTCCAGTAATGGAAGCAACAGGATATGTCTTAACTCATGCGTCTACTTTAGATGAAGATCAAACTTTAGATTCAGGAGTGTTAGCAGGCCCAGTAACTATAACAGCAACACAAACTATAACAGGAACTTTGGTAATCGTATAATGAGTAAAATAGAAGTAGATGCAGTTGAACCACAATCAGGCACAAGTTTAACACTTGGTGCTTCTGGGGATACTATTACTATTCCAGCAGGTGCTACTTTTGATTCAAGTGCAGCAACACAAGTAACAGGTGGATATATTATTATAGACCCTATTATAGTAACTAGTACAGATACTTTTGCATTAACTTCTTCTAGCGTTGCGGTGTCCCCATCAAGTGCTTCTAATTGTATCGTTAGTTTAAACGGAGTTATTCAAGCACCTACTTCAAGTTATACTATTTCAGGTTCAGACATTGTATTTGTTTCTGCATTAACTGGAGGCTCTGATGTTATTGATTTTATAACTGTACTTGGTACTCCTTTAAGCATAGGTACGCCTTCTGATGGTACTGTTACACCAGCAAAATTATCTGGTGTTACTGAAGGAATTAAAGAAGCTGACCAATGGAGATTAACTGCAACTAAAACAGATGCCACAGATATTACAGCAAATTTAGAAAGAAATGATACTAATTTTTCTGTAATTGGTTCTGGAATGTCGGAAAGTTCAGGAATATTTACTTTTCCTCAAACTGGAATTTATTTAATTACAGCACAAGGTCGTTGGATTTCTAATGGCTCTGCTTCTTTATATATGGGACTTTTAATAAAAATGACGACAGATAATTCAAGTTATGTAAATGTTGCAACAGTTTATGATAGTGCATCTACAAATGCTTATGCAAATACTTATATAAATTCTATAGTAGATATAACTAATACTTCAACTCATAAACTTAAATTTACAAGAGATGCAGCTGGTACACAATCTCAACTTCAAGGTGATACAGATGCTAATCTTACTGCATTTACATTTATTAGATTAGGAGACACATAGAATGGATTATTTACAAAACGCATTACAAACTTTTAATGGTGGCAACTGGTATGGTTGGAAAAAATATAATGATGATGGAGCTAAAATTCCTAACGACCAAAGAATGACTTACGCAAATATTGAAGTCATTAAAGATGGTGCAACAATACCTAGTGAAGCTGATGTTAATGCAAAGATACAAGAAATTAAAGATGCAGAAGCAGACGCAATAGCTAAAAAAGCATCTGGCAAACAAAAACTTTTAGACTTAGGATTATCCGAAGAAGAAGTACAAGCATTGATAGGAATATAAAATATGGCAATAACAACAATAAATAACAGAGCAATTAATAGAGCAGACACAGCTGCATCAGGAGAATCTTGGACAGCTACATCTGCAACTGCATCAGACTTTCAAGCTGCTGGTGCTAACACTCCAGCTTTTCATGCTTATTTAGGTTCAAACCAAACATCAATTTCTGGAAATGTAAATGTAAAAGTTTCTATAGATACAGAAATATTAGATACAGATAGCAATTTCGCATCAAATAGATTTACACCAACAACTGCTGGAAAATATTTTATTTATGCAAATATAGTTGCTGAATTTGATACTGACAAATTATTTATAATAAGACCAAAAATTTATAAAAATGGTAGTGTGGTTGTTGCTGCCGATTCTGATTTTGCTGATAATAGTATATCAATGATGTCTGCATATGTATCAACAATTGTTGATATGAATGGAAGTTCAGATTATGTAGAGTTTTATACAAAGATAGATCGTTATGGTGGGGGTACAACCACAGGAACTTTTTATGGTGGTTCTGAACAAAAATCATATTTTGGTGGATATAAATTAATAACATAGGAATATTATGGCACAATTAAGTACAAAAATAAAACTATATGCAAATCAAGAAGTAGATTTTTCAAAAGATGTAATCTTACAAGACGATAGTAATGGTAAAGGTGCTTACATTAAAGAATGGAATTTATCTATTGCTAAACCTACTGATGTACAATTAGCTAGTTATGAAACTGCTGGTAACGCAGAGGAAGCATTACAAACTATTTTAAATACTAGAGCAAGAGCTTATCCAACATGGCAAGACCAAATGGATATGCAATATAAAGACTTACTGAATGGTACGACTACTTGGAAAGACGCAGTAGCTAAAGTTAAATTAGATAATCCAAAGGAGAATAATGAGTAGCATAATAAAAGTAGACACAGTTCAGGATCAAGACGGTAATAATATTATCAATGAGAGCGCTAATACAATTACTATTGGTGCATCTGGTGATACTGTAAATATTGTAGGAACACTACAGAATAACGGATCAGCTATACCAGGAGATATTTCTTCAGTTGTAGCTGGCACAGGTTTATCAGGTGGTGGTACAACTGGTGATGTTACTTTAAATGTTGAAGCAGCACAATCAGGAATAACTTCACTTGGAACTATAACAGGTTTCACATCTACAGGTATAGATGACAATGCTACTTCTACAGCAGCAACTCTTTCTGATACAGGTTTATACTTAGCTGGCAACCTACGAATTGTAAACTTAGTCATTACAACTAAAGAAATTGACCTTACCACATCCCTACAAGATTTAATACAGGTAGGAAACAGAGCTTCTTATAAAATAACAATGGTTGTGGGTGATGGTAGTGGTGGTGGAGTTTCTGGCTATAACACAGCTTATGTTTCTTGTTCAAACGATTATGCAACACAAGGCAATATCACTCAACGAGTTGGTGCAACGATGACACTGTCTTGGAAAGCGGCTGATGGCACTTCAGCAGATGCACATACTCTTCAAGCAAGAGTAACTTCAGGAAGTGCTAACCAATGTTCTATTAGGGTTGAAACATTGAGCAGGTATGCGAGTGCTGGTAGTGGTACTGGTAATGGTCAATCTAACATCTTATTATAGGAGAATATAAATGGCATTAACAAACAAACAGACATTAATATTAAAAGATAGTATTGATGATGTAGATGTATTTTTATCAGATAAAAGCAGTGTTGTAGGTTTTGATATAGATGCCTTTGTATTATTTAAAACAGAACTTTTAAAAGAAAAGTATGGCATAACAGATGAAGAATTAACGGTAGATTTTCTTAATAATATTAATATTGCTAATGAAGCTGGTAAAGTATTAAGAAGAAGTATTGCCTATGTAGGCTTACGCAAAGCTAAATACGACCTACTCAATCAAGATGAGATGAGGTATGACGATTTAATTAACAACACAACAACGTGGCGTGATGCCATAGCAGCAATCAAAGACGCACACCCGAAACCATAGGAGTTATAGATGTCAACAATAAAATCATCAGCCGAGAATCTCACGCTTAACGCAGATGAAGCAGCAGAAGATAAACAATCAGCTGTTGACAGAAATGTTGAACACCTAGAACTTATGGTTGCTAAAGATTACTGGACTGATGAAGATATGACAGCAGTTGATGGAGAACATTCAGCATCTATGTATGGCTCTTGTGGTGGTTCTGATGGCATGGATTTTAAATCGACACAAGAAGATACTTTAAATAACAAATAAAGTAATATATAAAAGTAAATTATGAGCGAAGTAAAAGTAAATAAAATAAGCCCGCGGTCCGGTACTGACGTTACACTAGGAGATAGTGGCGATAGTTTTAACGTGCCTAGTGGTGGGACTTTAACAATTGCATCTGGCGCAACATTAACTAATG